TGTCCATCTGCTCCTTGGTCTCATCCATGATTGTGTTGATTTTCTTGCTCGCTTTGCAGGCCATTACAGCACTTACAACAGTGCCCACAACACCAACCGCCACCAGAATCTCAGGGCTGCGCTTCTTCAAGCCGAACCCGATCTTATTCAAAGCCCCACTGGCTTTACTCATAATTTCATTTGCTTTCATGATTATTGCTCCTTTTCATATTTTTTAGTTTAACGGCAACGCTCTCGGCAGTTTAATCGTGTATCCGTCACGAACCCTTACCACCGATGCATTCTGAATATCCGTCCAGCCGTACTTATTGTCTGTATAGCTGCCCGTGATTCCTACCAGATCGTAGAAGTCTGCCACACTGACAAGGCCATATGTAGCAATCAGTTCATCCATTCGAGACAGGACTTCTTCTGCTTCCCCGCGATTGTCCAGGATAACATCATCATAGTCGTACCCTGTCCGCGTTCTGGAAGAACCATAATCCCTGCGGTCATCCCTCTTGTCGTAGTAGCTCCTGTAAGATACCTTGGAAGCCGTTCCGTTCTTTTTTGTTCGCCCAGTCTCTCCGTACAGGATCATGTCAATCCCGTTTGTAACGATATCCGATATGGCTTTCTTTACCGCCGGTACCAATACATCCATCAGAATATAAGACTTTACTTTCTGCGCATCCTCCTGGATAAACACATCCGCAAATTTCTGAATCTCACTTTTCTTTCTGGATTTTACAGACCCGCTGACCACTTTTTCCACTTTCTTTTCAGGGGGCGCCGTCTGCTGTTCTTCCTTAGATTTATGGGAGTTTGGCTTGTATTCTTCCATAAAATATAATTCTCCTTTCTTATGCAATCCTGAACGTCATTTCTTTGCTGTCATCACGACTGGAGATTGACTTAGCAATGGAATTGTAGATTTTGGAGACATTATTGAGATCACTATTGTACTTCTCTAAAATATCTTCCAAATCACTCTCAAACTTTTCGGCGGCTTTTTCTCCAGCCTTTTTAATTACATCCCGCTTTATTGAACTTATGTCAATATTACCGATTTGGTCCGAGATTTCTCTCTCAACTTTTCCACGCAAATCGGCATAAGCGCTATCCACAGCCGTCTTGACTTCTTTCTGTATGTCATGACGAACCTGGTTCACAGCTGTTACGGTGGCAGACTGTACAGCCTTATATGCCGCTCTATCAGCCGCCCGATCAACAGCTTCCTTAACGATTGCATCTGGCATAGATATGTCAATGGATTCTGATAATTCATCCACGGATAAGTCCAGTTTTGCGCAGAGTTTATTCATTTTACTGGTTACATGCATGGCGTATCCAAGTGCCGCCACCCCTAGAATAAACAGTACCGAACCCACCAAATTTTCTTCATTTCTCATAGTTTCTCCTTTCAGCTTATCTCCCGCAGTTTGCCGGGCAACGTAATCTTCACGCTGGCAATGCGGTTGTTCCTTTTCTTCCACTGGTAGGAAAGATTACTCCGGGCTTTTGTCTCAGATGCGGCCATTGTCTCTCCTTTCCAGTTACTCTGGACGCAACGGTCAAACTCCATGACCGGTCCATCATACAAATACCTATTCATTGCAATCCTCCTTCCAGGAAACGAAAAAAGGGAAAGCACCCTGTTACAGGTACTCTCCCCTCGTCTGATCCACCGAATATCATTCCTCGGATTCTTCTTCGGACTCCTCTTCGTCGTCAAAGTGGTCGTCATCAAAATCGTCCGCCGCCGTAGTGATCATGGGCTTTGCTTTCCGCGCTTTGATCTTGGCGATTACCGGCTTTGCCAGCTTACAGATAGCCATACCTGCAAGAATGCCCAAGCCGAAACCCGCCGCCATCTTAAACCCGCATCCAGAACTCGCTTTCACGATCTCCTCCGTAGCCGTCTCGATAACTTCCTCGTTTTCCATTACTTCATTAGGTTCCATAATTGTTCTCCTTTCGTTTATGAAATAGTGTGGATTCTTCCATTAAAGGCATTGTAATTTTTGCGCAGTTACATCAAGGTGCGAAAATCATACCTTGGCGCTACCCGGTATCCAATCACAAGACAAGGCGTTTCGTCCTCTGCAAGCTGTGAACTGAACTCCAGGTTGATAAAACCGTCTGCCAGATTCCATCCGAGGTCATCACCAATATCAGTAGAACGCAATCCGATCTCGTAATAGAACTCGTTCAGCGAAATATACATCTCGCTGATAAGCCTTTTATTCAGCTCGTTTTCCACCCTCCGGAGCTTTTCAATATCACACTTAAAATATCGGGATGTAATCGTATCGTAGCAGAGAGTCTCCCCGCGTCCTGTGATGATGACCTCTTTATTCACGACCGGATCACGCTGAATCTTGTCCTTTGCTACCGCATCCCGGATTTCCTGCTCTTTCTTCTCCCCGATGGTCTCAATTACCTTCTCCTGGTACTCTTTTAAAGCGGACTCCGACAGAGAATAGGCCGCGGCCAGCGCTGCATTACGCCGAATGTTCACGGAGCTGGCTCCAATCAGGCAGGCAATAGAAAGTGCGCCAGTGATAGTAGCTGGAATATAACAGGTCCAAGTAGTCCGAACAAGCTCTATCGGCTTTAGCTGGTCAACTTTCGGATGGCTGTCTAATCTTTTCCTTTCGGCATCTTCATACAGTTCTTTATTCTGCCGGCGCTTCTCCTCCTCGATAAGAATCAGCGCTTTGGGCGTTGCCCGCACTGCCAATACAGTGGTGGTAATCATCCCGGCGATGCCAACCCCGGTAAGGATTTCAGGGCTATGTTTATGCAACCCTACCTTTACACTTTTGGCAATCCGGGAGAAATCAGGTTTCTTCATTTCATCGCTTCTCCTTTCAAAATATAAACCGCCCACAAGGGGCGGAGATTAGCCTAACCGCAAGCGGAGAACCGGACGAACCCCAAGAGAGTCCGACGCGGCGCCGCAGTTCGCAACGCCAACGCCGCCCACACGAGCGAAAAACGCCCCAGAAGACTTCAGCTTGTTCTGCAGCCAGCCCCACTCATAAGCTTCTCCTTCTCGGATGGCGATTCGATTCTTGCGGTTTTCCATAAGCGGCCACTGTTTCTTTCCGCTCGGTTCATAAGAATCGACATCACCGAAGAATTCCTCCGCATACGGAATACGGAGCAAATCGCCATTCTTGAACGGAACCATCATTTCCCGGACAGAATCGAAGATTTCCAGAACACTGTTCTCCTGCAGCTCTTTACGCAGGTCGCTCGCCTCATAGCCGCCCTCGTTCGTATTCTCGCGATTCATCTTAAAGGCCTCATCCAGATACTGGTCCAAAAGGAAGAGTGCCCCTTTCCTGGTGACTTTCTGGCAGGTAGCGGTATACTTTCCGATCTGAATCTGATCTCCGACCTTGAACTCGCCTGTTGTCTGAATAGATACTTCCTGTTTTCTTAATACTTTCATCATTTTTCTCCTTTCGATATGTCATTTCATGGCAATCAGAACGTCCAAAATATTCTCTGCCATGTCATGTGCGACTGAAAATATAAAACTGGTCTTTTTGTTCCGGCATGAGAAGTCATCCATTTTACGGATGAAATCCTCAACAACCATGATGGGCGGCGTGAATCGGGATTCTTCAATGCTTTTCAATATTTCACCCACCGCCCACCGGCTATACGAAACCTGCTTGAACCATTCTTTTGACATACGCCATCCCGGTTCTTTCAGGTATTCATCCGCATATTCCCGAATCACGGACAAAATATAATCGTTGCTCATTGCGCTGCCTCCTCTGCGCATTGTGTGCAAGAAGAAAGAGCCCTTGTTCAGGACTCCTCTTCTTCGTGTTCTTTCCTGGCCAATGCCTCATTCACTTTTTCTTCGATCTTTTCATCCATCTTCTTTTCGTTGACCCAATCGGTGATGAGTGATGTCCCCATCCCAATTACAGTCGCCGCCAATCCGATTCCTTTAATTACCGCTCCAGTCATAAAGCATCTCCTCCTTTCATAATAGTGGTTGCAAATTTTGCGGAGTTGTCAGCATTCCCATTCTTCCAGGACTTCCGGTGGAAATACCATGTCAATGGAATAACAGGCAGTTCCCCCATCGTCATTATCAATCAGCCGATGTTCAAAATCTACCCACATGATTCCAGAAGACATGGACCACCCAACGGTTCCTCCGTATTCGGTCATAGGCAATCCCAGAAATTCGTAGAACTCGTTAAGGAATGCATAACCTCTCATTGTAAAATTGCGGTTGAAATGATACTCAGCATCTATCACTTCCCGCTCATACCGCATAATGGATTCCCCGGATATTTCATCGTAAAATATAACCTTACCATCCGGAACATCCGAATCAAGCGGATGGAAATTGCAATGTTCCCGTATCATGGCATTTCTGATTTCGGCATCTGCTTCTTCGCCATGCAGTTCGATCAACTTATCACGATATTCCTTATGATAGTTTCTAAGCAAAGCGTAAGCGCTCATCAATCTTGCCTGATGCTGTTTGTTAAGAGCGTTTGCTCCGAAAATACAGAAGATGGTGCCAGCTCCAATAGCAGCCGCCGGAATATACAAATGAGCAACAGTGAGGACAATCTCCGTCCTGCTTAAATCTGTTCCTTTTTCGTCCGTAGCGTCTTCCAACAACTTCATAGCTTTAGGAGTCACCTTGACGGCGGCTACAGCTGTCCCGACTACGCCAACGGCAGCCACACAGCACAAAATGGTGGGAGAGGAACGTTTTAAATATAACCTCGACTTACCACACATTCTATAGATTTTTTGCTTCAAATTCATTTTTTACCCTTTCCTTTCACTGTAAAAAACTCTTTCCATGAAAACGGCTTCTTCTTGCCCTCTGATTTCTTCATGATCGGCATTTGCGGCGGTTTATGTACTGTTGGAACAGACCGCACAATCTCCGGTGTTATGCTTTTAGAGGGCTCCTCGGATTTAGGAGATTCTCTTTCTTCTTTCACCGTCTCTTCCAGCTTTCGTACTTCTGCGTTCCAGGATTTTATCCTGCGTAAGGTCCACACATCGGTAAAATATAATGGCGTAAACCAGATGTTTTCAGGCTTCTTATAGTCTGGTTCTATTGTGGTGCCACATACAGGTTCCGAAAGGGAATTCCCTACAACTACATATCCAGGGCATCCCAAAAGGCTGATTTGGATGTAACACATCTTTGCAACGACTTCATCAATATCCTGCCCGACAAAAAGTACCGACCGCTGATAGTTGATATCCATATCATCTTTACAGACCTTTGCAAACGCCATAAGCATACATCCCGCTCCACAGCAGGAGTCACAAACCGAAATATAATCTTCGGACGCAATCTGGTCTTTTGCCTCATCTCCTAACTGTAGCTTTGCCATAAGCTCAGCAACATGCCACGGCGTAAAGAACTGGCCATGCCATCCGCTTCCAAAGTCGAGCTGCATGTAGAACTTTCCAAGAAAGTCCTGAGCCGGATTCTCGTCTAAAGCTAACGTGGTAATGCTGAGCAGCTCAGAGATAAGATTGAGTTCATCCTTGGAATAGCTTTTAATCGTCTCCATGTATGAATCCTCCCTCAGCTTCCAGACCGCCGGTCTCTTATCCACAGCATTAGCGATGGCACATGCAGACATATTCACAAAGTCCTGCCACACTTTCCACGAATGGTGCCTCCTGCACAACTGCTCGAACACGTCAATAAACTGCTTCTCAAATTCTGTACTGCCTCTGATTCCTTTCATTCTTTTTCTCCTTTCGATAAAAAACTAGGAGCCCCTGTCAAGACTCCAAAACTTAAGAGAAGCAGTGAGGGACTCGAACCCTCGACCTCCGCATTTCAGCGGCGCTCCACCACTGAGCTAACTGTTTCTCCATAATAGTCCTTGTAAATTTTGCGCAAGAAGAAAGAGCCCTTGTTAGGACTCCTCTTCGTGGTTCTTAAACTTGCTCTTGATGTACTCCGTGATGTCGCTCCAGTAGAACCAAAGGTACGGAACAATCATCGAAATTACCAGCAACACCGAATATCCTTTCCAGTGCTTCTTCAGCCATTTCCATGACGGTCTCATAACCATTTCGTTGTATTCCTTTAATGCTTTCATCATAATTGTACCCTCCTGAAATTAGTTTATTTTTCCATAAAAGCCCTTGCGATTTTTGCGTATGTAAAAGCGAAGAGACCGTGTCTCCACGATCCCTCAACTCTTTACAAACCAATCGCTGCCAGAAGCTTTGTAAGTTCGTCTTTACCCAATTCCGCATCTACATTCAAGTGAACATGAGCCGTTCCGTCCGTAACCGTTGCCGTAAATTCATTCAGCTGAATATCCACTTCGTATCCTGCCTTTTTCTTTACCTCTCTTTTTACAAACTTAGCAATCAAGTTCCTCAAGAATTTTGAGTTGATTTTCATTTCGTCCATACTCCTTTTCTCCTTTCCAAATCGTTGGTTTTCATAAAGGCAGTTGTATTTCAAGCGTAAAGAGAAAGAGCCCTTGTTAGGACTCTCTCGCATACTGTAATTTCTGTAACGACATACGCATTTTTGTCAGTTCATTTCTGAGCGTTTCAATTTCGTACCCATTTTTACTCCGTAATAACATATCTTCAAATATGCGTATTTTGTTGCTTAAATGCCTCTCCGTTTTGCTCATTCTTTTCTCCTTTCGTAAATACGTAGCTTTCCATAAAAGGAGTTGTAATTTCCGCTAAATATCACGCCGGTCGAATACCGTTTCCCAACGTTCTCTTGGTATCGGCTTCATCTTCAAAGCCCACATGATTTGTCTTACTGTAACCGTTGGATAAAGTTCATCCACACAATCGCCTGCTCTGTTTTCAAAGTATTCCTTGAACTTCGGATGCAAATATAAGTCATCTGTAATCCACGAATCCACCTCGCTCCACCAGGTACTCTTAGTCTCGGCGTCAAAACGCTGCTGAATAACAGCCAGTCCTTTTTCGCCAATCTTGAACAAAGTGCAGCTATTATAGACCGGATGCTCACAAATATAACGTTCTCCATACATGGAGAGATAAATCGTCGGTTTTTCATAGTGGTATCGCATATCTCGCTCCCTACTGCAAGAAGAAAGAGCCCTTGTTAGGACTCCTCTTTAAATCGGTTTGTAATAATTCCATCAACATTAAAATCCAGCTCAATGTTCGGTTCTTCGCCCTTTGTAGTTATCCCAAAATCAATAAAGTTGTCTCCAATAGGGTTCTCCAAATCATAAACCCATCCTACAAATAACGTCTTTAATGTTATAGGGAAACCGAGATCCTCATAAATATCTCTGAGGAATACATAGCCCCGCATCTTTAATAAATCGTTAAAATAGGTCTGTTTTGATTGTAGAAGTAATAAATTAAACTTCTGATTTTTATCCCATAATGGACATTTAGAATCAAACACTTGCGAATACATGCTTTTCATAAATATCACGCTCCTTTCATAAGAGCAGTTGTTATCTATGCGAAGAAAAACGAAGAGTCCATGCGTTTCGCACGAACTCTCCGCTTATTTGTTTCCAAATTCACTTCTTTGTCGGTCTGAATCGATTGAACAATCCTCTGAATGTCGTTGAAGTATAAGTTCCCGTCTCCTCGAATTTGAATCCTCTCTTCATCCAGGTCGCATAGAAAATCAGCGGTAATACGATTCCTGCCACCTCTACTCCAAGTTTGAAATATCGGTCTTTAGTCTGTTCCGCCAACTGATCTTTCTTGAACTGTTCCTCGCGGGCCTGCCGATCCAGCTCATCCTGTTCGTGCTGTGCATCTACATCCCTACGATATAACTTTTCATCGTAATCAGTGTCGGCTTTTACATCCTCCAATCCCAATCTATAGAGTTTGGTGACATTTTCCACTGCCGTCTGCTGCTCTTTGCTTCCCGGTTCAAGATTACTCAAACCATTAAGTTGACTTAAAATCTCATTTGCCAACGCCTGTCTAATTTGTTCATCCATCGTTTTCTTCTCCTTTCAATGATGAATTTTTATGTTCCATAACAGAGAGTGTTATTTATGCGTTCTGCCTTTATTAACAACATTGAGTTTTACCATCGGTTGCGCCCTCAGTCTTTCGATGTCCAATCTTGAAATTTCAAGGAACATATAGGAACCGTCCTCCGGATCATCCGCAATCACCAAATTCCCGATGGTGTCCTTTCTCAAAACATGCAGAGTCGCAGCAACACCAAGCAAAAACCCCACAATTACTCCAACCACTATCAGCACTTCTTTCTCCTTTCCGAAAAGTTCTCCCGAATTTCTTACCCGGGGAATTTTCCAAATACCAAAATAGCATGTTTTTTCGTTACCTTCGTTCTGAAAATATAAAAGAAAAGAGCCCTTGTTAGGACTCTCTCCACTTTTTATTTCGTAGGTTCATTCTCTTTAATAAGCTTGTCTTTTTCTTCAGCCGTTTTGTTTCCGGTTTGTGCCTCCAGCATAACCTTACATCCGCTGATATAACCCTGGCATTCTTTCTGGTAGCCATAGCTTCTTAATGCGTATATAGATAATGCTAATCCTCCGATTCCAAAAACCGTGTTTTTAATAACATTTTTATTAAGCATAATGATGCCCTCCTTTCATAAAGGAGATTGTAATTATTGCGCACCCTTTGATTTCTCGTATGTAATATTCTTCCTAAGGCTGGACCAGGGAATATAACGATCCTCTCTGCAAACCGGGCAAAAAAACTTGTTGACCTTTCCGCCGATATCAACGAACTCCTGACTTTCACCCTCCAGCCGACTGCCACATACCGGACAACTAAAGCGATAGGTCTGCTTAATGGCTTTCTCTACAATTTTCATAGCTCAGTCCTCACTTTCTTATCCGATTCAATATCCAGAAGAAGCGCCTGTACAATTCGTAGTAGACATCCTTACAGCAAGGCACGTTTACTCTCGCTCTCAGATGGTCATAAGAGATGCCCTGGGTAACGGCTTTCAAAATATAATCCCCCAACTCTGCATCCGTTTCTGCAGCTGCTTTCTCAATCAACCCCATCCGTTCGGAATAGAATTCTCTCGCCTCCACACACTTGACGGTTGGATCGCTAATGCTTCCGGTAAGCTTAACCGCATCAATCGGTCGCTGGCTCAAACTGCTTAGTGCCGCCCTTGCTTTCTTCCAGATTGGATACTGAAGACAGAAGTGTTTCAGTTCATAGTACCGATGCTTCTCAATCCAGTACGGATTTTTCTCCGACAACTCTGGCCGTATTGTTGTACTCATTTTCGTTCTCCTTTCCACACATAACCCGTTTCCTCGAACAGCAATTTGGGAGAGATATAGAAGTTGATACGTCCATACTTGCTATTCATCTCCTCAATGTCCGTAATCAGCTTTCCGTTCCTTGTAGCTTTCCCGATTGGCAACCACCCGGATATGATGCCGGCTCGAACCCAGGAAGCATCTTTTCCATATACTTTAGCCGCTACGGAGACAGGAACAGAACCGCTTGCAAATTCTTCCATCTGCGTCTACCTCCTTTCTACGGCTATTCTAGGTTAAGGACGGCTATTAGTAAAAACAACCTCGGTGGAAATATAGAGCAAGAAGAAAGAGCCCTTGTTAGGACTCCTCTTTAAAATTCTTTAAGTAATTATCCAGATAGTCAAATTCATCAACGCAAACTTTCAGAGTATTTAAAGCCAATTTGGTTCCTTCTTTACAAAAATATTGATTTTTCTTCTTTGCCCATCCATGTATAAGCCGATATATGCCGCCTCTATTTTTTGTATATGCATATATCTTTTTACATCGTTCGGCTTGTCGAGTAAAATAATCAACTTTTCTGTGATTCTGACTTATTTCAGCTATAACTCTGTCGTGGTATGCTTTCGTTTTCCTTTCGTCTATCATAAATATCACGCTCCTTTCATAAGAGCAGTTGCGATTTCTGCGCTTTCCAACGAATCATGGTCATCTCGCACGGGTAATCTTCGTACCCCATCGTTTCCGGAGTAATGAACCCCTCCAAGACTCCACGAATAATTTCTGCTTCATACTGCTTGTATGGAAAAATATCCTCTGGCAATTCTCTATGTAGCTTACCGCATTTCGGGCATCGCAATCTTCGGATCATAGTCCGATTCGTAACACGTCCTTTTGTCCGTACAATCCGTTTTACCTTATCATAAAGTTTCAGCCGTCCGCCGCACTTCGGACAGACTGTTTCATTCATGCTAACCGTATATCATCACCTCGATTCTTAATCTAGGTTAAAATATAACCTGCAAGAAAGTTTAAATGTAGGAGTTGACAATTCCTACACTATGATATATGATTGCTATGGATGTTGCAACAGAAAGGAGAGATAAGATGCTAATTAAATGTCCTGAGTGTGAACTGCAGATAAGTGATAAGGCTTTGATTTGCCCGCATTGCGGCTATCCAATTCAGCCAGATGCAAAGCCGCGGGTACCCCGAAAGTCAAACAAGCGCAGACGGCTACCAAACGGATTCGGGCAGATCAGTGAGATTAAGGGACGGAATCTTCGTAATCCGTTCAGAGCAATGGTAACAGTCGGAAAGACCAAAACAGGCAGACCCATTTGCAAACCTTTGAAACCAGAATCGTATTTCCCAACTTATAACGATGCCTATGCAGCCTTGGTGGAATATAACAAGAATCCTTATGACCTTGGTCCCGCTATCACGGCAAAGGAACTATACGAGAAATGGACAGAGAGCTATTTTAAGACCTTGAAGTCAGATGCAAGTGCAAGAGCAGTAGACGCCGCTTGGGCGTATTGTACGTCTGTATACGATATGAGAGTGATGGATATCCGTGCCAGACATGTGAAAGGCTGTATGGAAGAGGGGACAGCGATTGTAAAAGGAAAAGAGCAACATCCCAGCGCTGCCATGAAAAACAAAATCAAGTCCCTGTTCAACCAAATGCTGGACTATGCTTTGGAATATGAACTTGTAGATCGGAATTACTCCAGAACTTTCAACCTGTCGGATGAAGTCATCAAAGAAGTTACAAGTGTCAAGAAAGGTCATATCGCTTTTACGGATGAAGAGATAGCATTGCTTTGGGAACATGTGGATGATAAACGGTATGTTGATGCCATCCTCATTCAATGCTATTCTGGATGGAGACCACAGGAATTAGGATTGTTGGAACTGGAAAACATTGACCTTGAAAACTGGACTTTTAAAGGCGGTATGAAAACAGAAGCAGGTACCGACAGAGTTGTTCCTATCCATTCAAGAATCCGCCCTTTAGTTCTTCGGAAGTATAAAGAGGCTGAAGCTCTTAGAAGTAAGTATCTGTTCAACTGCACCGATCCAGACAGTAACCGCAAAAATATAATGTTCACCTATAACCGATACCAGAAAGGTTTCACTCGAATCCGGACTGAGCTGAATCTTAATCCGGAACACCGTCCACATGACGGACGTACACACTTTGTCACCGCTGCCAAAAAAGCTGGTGTTGACGAATACGCAATCAAATATATGGTGGGTCATAAAATCTCGGACATCACCGAAAAGGTGTACACGAAAAGAGAGTTTGAATGGCTCAAAGAAGAAATAGAAAAATTAAAATAGAATGTAATTGGTGTAGGAATATGGATGTAGGAGTGGTGCATGAATAATATACGAGTTACGTACATTTTACCGCTTTTTACCACTCCCAACCACTTCTAAAACCCTTGAAAATACAGGATTTTTGTTCATTGGCCGACTTAGGCAGTTTCTATAATAGAAACACAGAATCCTGTAAATTCAAGGGTTTTTCTTTGAAATGTAGGAATACTCACGAAATAAACAGCTTTTCTACACCCTTAAATACTTGATTTTGCCCTTAACTACGCTCCCGGTTTCATCCTGTATATCCTGTCCGGACGAGTCAGCAACCTCTTCCTCCACAATGAACTCTGCAGGACAACCGGATAGCATAGTTCCGATAATAATTGTACCATCTGCTCTATGCGCCTGGCAACCCTTAAGTAAGGTTTCTTCGGTAACGGTATCCCCAGTCAGGTCAATCAACGTTCTATCTCCGTAAACAATTTTGTTTACTGACATTCAATCACCCCGCAATCGTTACCGTAGTACCTCCCGCAGAATTAGAACTTTCCACATAGGGAATCGCGCCCACTACAATCTGAGACAGATAGTTATACCCCTCATCCGGCAGAATTGTCTGCTGGACGGTAGACGGAGAAACCGTTTTAGTCTGGGCATTCACATCCTCGGTTCCGGTCATGTTTCCCTCGACTCCAAGGACACTAACCCCGCTCCGGATATTACTTGGAACAAGTTTTGCTTTCTCCGTGTCATCGATTTTAACCACACCTGAACCATCGTGATACCCAACAGGAACCACATACGAATCGTCTTTCCCCGATATGCTTCCCGTAACAGCGCCGTGATTCAACATGGTTCCAGTGACCTTGCTGCCTCTGGCGTATCCCGTTTTTCCTTTCAGAATCTCAGCCGCCGTAACTGTCGCATCCGTAGAGTCCACATCAAATGTACAGGTTCCGGCAATCGCTTCTCCGGATTTGTCATGGGCAGTCTCACCGGCGAGAAGTTTGTCCGGTGTCACGGAATCCCCTGTGAGATCCATCAGGGTCTTTCCACCGTAAACTACTTTGTTATAAGCCATTCTCAACATCCTTTCCGATATATGCAGTTATTCCGCCCGAATCATTACTGGTCTCATAAAACGGAACTTCTTTCACAACGACATCTTCTTTCAGTACCCGGTTGCTGGTAGGAAGTACCTGCTCCTCGAATGTCTTTGGAACAATTTTATACTCCCCACCGTAAATATCATACTCTTTGGTAACGGACACTTTCCCCGACAGCCCGCCAACACATGACAATACCCCAGACAAAGAAACATCTGCAGCTATGGAGCCGGATAAAGTTTCCAATGCGTTGATGTTCCCCATGTCAATCCACCTCTTCCGTTATTTTCATGCTCCCCTTGGTGATGAACGTGTCCACTTCCCCGGTAACTTTGGTAAGCTGAATGTCATAAACATACTTCCCAAAATCCAGAGCCTTGGTATCTCCTGGTTCGAGTATCAGCTTCATCGTGTCAATGGGTATGTCTTTTACCAAAAGAGGCTCGCCATCCTCGTATGACTTCTTCATCGCAAACCGTATGGAATCTCCTTCAACCGGGAGATATTGGCTCCCATCCGACTGTGTTATCGAAACGAGCGCCATAAAAGTATCGCCTCTTGTGAGGGTGATGGTAGTGCCCTGAACGCTATAACTCATCTCTATCCCTCTTTTCCAAAATATAATTTGCTGCCATACCAACGGCACAAGACGCAATCAGCGCAAAAGCAATAAACGCCAGCCCTCCGTACTCAAACAGAATGGCCAGCGCTATTATCAGAACCGATATGAAAACCAGATACAGCAGCAAAATCCACAGGCAGCCTTTCATCATTTTCCTTCCGCCTTGTTATACTGCGCCGCACTGATCCCCAGAATCACACCCAGGAATGTATCCACCGCAGTGATGGTGCCCACTACCTGTTCCCCACAGGGCAGCCCCCAGATTCCTGCCAGGGCGAAATATAAGGTGCCCGCCGCCGGAAGGAGATACTGTGCAATCCATTTCAAAGTGTCGTAGGTTTTGTTACTCATCTTCATGATTTGTTTCCTCCTTGTATTGTGATTTGTGTATGGGTAATTTATTTACCTCGTTCATGATACGTTTTGCGGAGCCGTTCCCGCCCAT